AATCCAGGTTGAGCTGTACCATATTTGAAATCTAAATAGAAAATTAGACCTGAAGGTAAGTTCATTGGTTGAACTGATACAAATTCTTTAGCTGCAAATTCAGCAAAGATACGTCTTACTAATGGTAATGCAACACCAGCCCATTCTTCAGACCCTTGTGCAACACCTGTTTGTGAAGCTTCTTTTACTAATTGACGAGCTTGGTTCTCTAATAATTGAGACATACCTGCTTGTTCAGTTTCTTTTGTAAGTCCTTCTAATAGACCCGTTTTAGCCCATTTGTTTACTAGAGCTTTTGCTTGATTTCTTTGTACGAAATCATTTGTTTGCAATAAGTTTGAAATACTCATTTTATTCTATTCCTTTTTGTTTTAAATTATAGCAATCCTGCTAATTTTTTCCATCTATCAGCTAATTCAAAACCTTCATTAAGAATTGGTTTTGCCGGCGCTGTAGTTCTTACCGGTTTAGATGCATATGATTCTTTAACCATTTTCTTTTTAGATTGAGGACGGTTAAATGATTCAGCTAATGTACTAAATACTAATTTTACTTCTCTTGTATTACCAGCTCTATCGAAATTTTCGATAACTTTCATTTTTTGAGATTCGTTCAAGTCAAAGTTACGGAACAATTTGTTTGTGTAAAGAAGTTTTGCGTTTAAAAGATTTACTTCATTAATGATGCTAGTTAATTTTTTAACTGTTTTATAAGCTTCTTCTAATTCAGCTTTTTTATCTTCTAACTCTTCTTTTGCTTCTTCTAACTCATCGTGAGAAACGTCACCTTCTGCATCATCTTCTTCTCTTAAGATAGCTTCGATGATTTCATTAATGTCGCTTTCATCGTCAACACCATATTCTTCACCTTCGTCACGTCTATACATTTCTGCATCAATATCAGATCCATCTTGTTCTCTGTGTTCTGGATCGATATCATCATCATGTTCCAAATCTTCTTCTAATTCGCGAAGTATTGATTCTAATTCTAAATCATCTGATTCTTCTTCAGCATATTCATCATTTGCTTCTTCATCAGAAAATTCATCATCTGCTGGCATTTCTTCGTCTTCAACTGCGCCTAAGTCTCCTGTTAAGTCATAGTCACCATCCATGTCGAAATCTAATCCAACACCTACTGTTTCTGGGTTACCACCCATTTCGTCGTCAGCCATAGCTGCGTCGTCACCCATTTCGTCATTTGCCGCTAATTCATCTTCTGGCATCTCTTCGTCTTCTAATTCTTCGCGAAGTCTAGTAGATATCATACTTTGAATTCTAGGAGCAAATGCTTCTTGTAACGCAATTTTAGCATTAGCTAATGCAGTTTCTTTAACAGCATTTGCGTCAGCGATTGCTTGTTTTAGCAAATCTGATTTTGCCATTCGTTTCTCCTTAAATTTGTTTTTGGAAGTAAGATTATTTTAAATCTTAATAGAAATTATAAATTTTTTAAACGCTATATAAGAAAGGATTTGATAGCGTATTCTTTTATATATATGTACTAGTTTGAAAAAACAGTAAAAAAGCCCTAACATTTCTGTTAAGGCTCAATTTGTAATTAAATAATTTAATTTTTTTCGTTTAATGAACGCATACGCTGTATATATTTTGCTCTAATATTTTGTGCTCTATTTGTTACACTCGGCTTAATATATTCTCTTCGTTCATTTAAAATATCAACTATACCCGCAGATTTGACTTTTCGTTTCCAATTTTTTAATGCAAATGCTAAATCTTCTTTTGCAGGACCTAATACATTTACTGCCATTCCATTGCCTGGTACAATTGCTTTGTGTTGTTTTACTTTTTTACTCATATATAACTATTTAAAAAATTTACATTGATGGGGTTTCAGGACGTACTTGTGGTTTTTGTTGTCCTCTAACATTAAATCTAAAATGTTTTATTTCTGGTTTTTGTGCAATATACCCTTGAATTTTTTGAGATTCTAATGCAGGATCTTGTCCTAATCTAAAATAAAAATATCCAACTTTACCTGTTTTAGATACTTTTTGAGTAACTACAACGAATCCTTTACTTTCAGCCCATTGTTTTATTTCATCTGATACTGATTGTGCTTCTGCAGGATTTCTTAATACATATTCAACGCCTCCTCTATAATCTGTTAAATGATTAACTAAACGAGCTTCTTCAATTTCTTCTTAATCAATAAGACCTGCTTTTTTCATTGCATCGCCATATTTCTGTACAGCTTGGGTACTTTTTTCGATTTCACCAGCTGGTAAAATTTTTGGCATATTACCAGGCTTTGTTGTTTGTTCTTTTAATCCAAAAAAGTCTTTATATAATTTCTTAAATGTATTCATCATATTATCTTAATAATAGTTAGTTTTTTTCTAAAATCCAAATTAATCTACATCATAATAACGACTCAATGTATGACCGATATTTTCATATGCCATTGATAATCGTTCTTGTAATTGTTTCATTTCTTTACATGTAGATTCAAATATTTTATAATCTTCATCTAAACGTTTATTTGCTTGACGATATGAAACAGTTTCAAACCAATCTTCTTTTTCAGTCATGATTCGTTGTGCTTTTTCTACGATAGTTTTAACGCGCTCAGTAACTACATTTAAATCTGTTTTTTCGTATATCGATTCACCTAATGCTGAAAAGTTTTTTACTTCTTGCATGAATGATCTTTTTTCTTGGTTAGACATCTTTGGAGTTTCACCATCTAACAATGTTTCTAGTATTATTTTTAAATTTGGCGTATTCATACTTATATCCTACATTTTCCGTCTTCGCATAGTATAGATGTTATAATTTCATGTACACCTGCGTATTTATTTGATTTAACATTATTTTTATTTATCGATTCATTCATATGGGTTGGTCTCATAAATGCACCATGAGTCGATGGATTTGATACAAAGTCCCAACATATTAATTCAAAATCTTCTTGTACTTCAACCGTACCTTCGTTTCGCAATTCCTTAACACTTCCTAATCCGCGGGAAGAAATTCCTAATGTAATACCAGCACGAAATAATTCTTTAAGAATTTTACCAGACGGCGTATCTAATATTTGAACTGCACCTTTTAAATCATCACCATCCCACCATATTTTTAATACATTATGTGATACGTTATTTAAGTTAACAACAGACGATTCTGGGTGATCTAGTTCTCCTAACGCTCTATGTTGATCGATATATTCTTTTTGATATCGCATGCATTCTCGTTGCAATATCGGTTTAGGATATACTCTACCATTTTGATTTTTAGCTCCTGCTCTTTGTAAAACTCCTTGTACAACAAAACCACCGGGTATTCCATATGCAGCCCCATTCGATTCATTTAATGAGCCAATTGGGCGAAATGGCATATACTCTACTATTAGTTGTTTTGACATATTATTACTCTCCTAATGATCTTACTCGTTCTGATATTTTAATTAATCGTTCAGATATTTTTGTTAATGCTTTTCTTTCTGATGGTCCGTATGCTGATGATGTTACTCCAGATTCAGTTTTTAATCTACTATTATGATTTACCATCGTTTCAATTTCTTGAAGTTTTTTGGCAATCTCTTTAATAGTATTTTTTACTTTTTTCTCTGGAGTTATTTTTGGATCTCCATTTGCAAAACTACGATATCCTTCAATCAATTGTTCATATTTACGATCCATTGCTTCTGCTACTAGTGATACTTTTTCTGTGTCATCTTTTATGTTCGCAGTACCGTATGGATTGTTTGTGAACTTAACTGGATATTCTTGTACTTGATTTGGCCATTTTTTCATGTCTGACGAAAATGGAAATTTATCTTGTGATGTTTCTTCCATGGACTCAGGACGTTGATGTTCGCCATGTTTATATGATGGTTTAGCATTTACAGATTCTTCTAATCCGGATGCATATCCTACTTTTTTAGTTTTTTTACGAAATGCATTTGGGGTCGAAAATCCTGCAATTGCGCCTGTTACATTTTGCTCGTCTAATTCCGTGTCAATTTGTTCTTCGTTAATTTCAATTGCTTCTTTATCAAATACACTCAATAAATCAGATAATTCGTCTGCATTATTAGACGCGTATACATTAGATCCGTACAGTACAATATCGGTATAATTTCTAGCAATATCAGCATATATTTCTAATGCTAACCTAGCATCGCGAACAGAAACCTCTATATAATTAGATTCTGATACTCCTAAATGATTTTCATTGATTGATTCATAACGATTAAATGATTCGTCTAATTGTTGTATAAAACTTTTCATGCGTGGATTTCCTTTAACTCTTTAATCAAATCAAAATAACGTAACAATGAAAGTACGTGAGATTCTTTAATTGTTTTTAAATTTTCTACGTTACATAACATTTCAGATAATTTTTGAACTTTAATTTTAACTACTTTATCATCAATATGTTTTGCTTGATTTGATAATTGTTTTTTAATATTAGGAATAATCTTCTGTACATATTCTTTTAATGTAGTAGTATCATTAACATTAGTTACATACTTGTTTAATAATTGTTTTTGATCTTCCGTTAAACCTGAATATTTTTCATTAAATTTATCAATCAAAAGTTTATATGTTAATAAACGCATATCTTTTGTTTGCGATTGAAAATTTTCTAAAACTACATCTTTTTCTGGTTTATTTGAATTTGTAATCAATATTGAGTTAGTTGCAATTACTCGTTTACATTCCATTAATTGCATTGGATTATCTGATTCTTCATATTCGAATAACATATTAATTGATGCTAATACTTTATAGTTATTAATATGAATTTTAGAAATATCTTCAAATTTAAATTTTTCTGAGATTTCTTTTACTAAATTATATCGTTGTCTTCGCAATGAATTTTGGTTTAATTTACCGTGTGCTGATTTAATCATGCGAATATATTCATATGCACTAGCCTCTGTTTTAAATTGGCTTTCTTTCATTAATGAATTATATAAATTTAGCTCTTGCGATAAATCAGTATTCTTACCGAAATATTTTTTAATTATATCGATAGTTACTGATTTATCAGATGACAATGTTTCAGACGTCAATTTTCTAACTAACATTTCAAATAATATACCAGTATTTTTATATTTCGAATGCTTTAGTTTTTTCATCGTATAGGCTTTGCTTTTTATTTTTAAATAAATATGTTTGTTTTATAAAATATTGTTTTCATCTAACATGGTACCACTATCACTATCAAATTTGTCCTTAGGTTTAAGTGTTTCTGTTATAATTTTAGATGTTTTTTTATTAGACATATTTTTTATAATACTTTCAGCTTTCATCGTGTTACGATTAGATCTTGCGTTTGGATCACCAATAAATGCAGTTTTTTGATTTTCTGGATTAAAATCTTGTTTTAATTGTTTTGAACCAACCGGATCCCATCCAAATGCATTTTTATGTTGGCCAAATTTAATTCCTTCTGGCGGCCTTCCTCCTTTATCTTTTTCTAACACTTCATTACTAGACATATGTACTGTTGCTAAATCATGAGGCGTACCATATGATACTCCGGTTATTGCAGGATCATTTCCTTCTTGTTCAATTTGATTTTGACGGAATCTCAATTTAAGATCTTCTATAACATCGACACGTTCTTGCATCCATTGTTCTTCTGACATATTAAATAGGAATTCATACACATAACGATCTGATAATAATTTCATATCTTTCATTGTGTTTGCTAAATTAACTTTTTCTGTCATTAATGCAACTTTTTGTTGATCATATATGATAGATGGTGCTGTTAATTCTAATTCAAATCCAATTAAGTCTTCCCCTTCAAATCCTTGTGCATATAAATGAACAATTGCAATTTTTGCTAATTCTGATACTACGATTCTTTGAATACGTTCAATTGTTCTAGCAAAACGAATATCCATCGATGCTAATGTAGTTTTACCTTCGACACCTTCGTCATACCCTAAAAATGGTTTAGGAACTTTTAACGCAGCCATCATTTTGTGTTTAACATATTCAATATCATCCATTCCGGTAAATGTCATACCAGGTAATGTATCAATAGTAGTAGATGACTGACCTCCGCGTACTGGTAAATAATAATCTTCTAACATGTTATTAATGTTAAATTTAAGATTATAATTTCCTGTTTGCGGATCGATGTGTGGAATTTTTTTCATTTTATTGATAATTTGTTCCATGAATGAATCAACTTCATTTGGTGGAATATTACCAATATCAATTTTAAATATACGTTTTTCCGGTGCTCGCATTATACGATGTATAAGCATTGCATCTTCAAGCATCATTAATTTTTGAAATTCTTTACGAGCTCCTTCTAACATTGATCTACCATATGGTAAAAAGTTTGAATCAGATAACATACGGAAATGTGCTATCTCATGTGTATCATAATCTGAATTTGAATCGGCTACATTTTTAAATTTAATTGTATATTCGCCAGTTTGTTCATCAAACTCTTCATATCGTTCCATTTCATAACTAGAAAATGGTCGAACATTGATAACTCCAATTTCTTCTGCAATATCTAATTTTAAAAAGAAATCTCCATACTTATTCATTTGTCGTATCCACGACCATAAATTAAATTCAATATTTAATATGTCATAAAATAAATTATAAAGAATTTTTTGAATTTGGGTGTTATTTGTACGTATTGTTAATACATCGCCAAACTGATCTTTCAATGTAGATTCATCTGAATATATATCCAATGCTGAAGAAATTATTGGATCTTTATCCATCATTTCATAATCCGCATACAATTGCATACGGTTTTGATGCATATAATAATTAGAATCATATCCACCCATTCCACCAACACGATGTTTATTTGCACCATGTAGTCGAGTATATCTATCTGCTAACTTAGTTTGTGTTAAATTACCAACCCCTTGTAGTCTATTAGTGTCAACAACACGTAAACGATCTTTACCGTGTGCTTTAACTATTATATTGGTACTAAATAGATTTTGTAAACGTTTTCTTAATGACGCCATATTTTCTTTTTAATATAAATATAGGCAGATACAAATCCATGGTTAAATTAACCAAGTCAAACTCTGATCACCGTCTCCTGGGTTCCAATTCCATGTAGCATTTTGTGATGAATCTTTACCTGTATATATAACAGGATTTGTTTTTTGAAACTGAGTTAATGCTCGTTTATTTAATTCAATTCCTTGTTGGCGTAAACGTAACGCAGTGTCTCGCAACCATAACGCAATACAAAATGCCATTACAAGGTCATCATTGTATCCAACTTGTGCTTGTGCTTTTCCATTTAACCAAACAAATACAAATAACTCATTAATAAGTCGATTACTTCTAATTATAGGAGTTCGTTCTCGCATATACATTTCTAATGCAGATATCATTAATGGTCTCGTTCTAGATGTCGTAGATACCCCGGGAACCATTTTTGTTTTATCTTGCATATCATAATTCTTTTTTAAATGTACTTCTGGATCTACATATCCGTCATCTCGATATGTATAATGTAAATTAGGATATGCTCTATCTATTGCCGGTTGAATTGCGGCCCATCCAATATTTGCATTTTCAATTGCTAACAACGCATTATTCCACTCAGTTGCAACTGAAACTAACATATGACCGAATTCATTTGGTGGTATTTTTTCTTTAAACTCAGCAACTTGAGTTATTGTTTCAACATCAAATACATGGAATGTACTCCAATCCGCTCCATCGCCGCGGGCAACGTCAGCTATTACCATATAGTTTTTTGCATAGTCAGGATATTCCCATAACCAATATGCTCCATTAATTCCGCGTCGTTCGATTGGATCTATACATTTTTCTTTAAATTCCATTAATATAGAACCTTCGACAACTGTATGCCCAGAACTGATAAAGTCACAATCACACTCTTGTGCCGCACCCCGTTCACCTAATAATTTAGTTTGATCATCACGCCATTGTTGATCTCGTTCTGGATGAACGTTCCAATGCAATTTAATTGTATGAAATCCATTAGTACCTGCTTCTGCGTCTGCCCATGTTTGATGAAACCAGTTACCAACACCATTTGGAGTTGATAATACTATTGCACCCCCACCCGTAGATAATGTTGCCTGAGATGCAATCCATATTTCTTCAATGTTTCTAATAAAAGCAGCCTCATCTATAATAAGCAGTGATAGTGCTTCTGAACGAGCACCAGTTGATGCTGATGAAATTGCTTTAATTTGCGAACCATTTTTAAATTTTAATGATAATTTATTGTTTGAAATAATTTCAGTACGTAGCCAACTTGGTAGCATTTCATTCATTACCTGAACTTTATTTACTAAGTTTTTTGCTACTTCTTGTGTGGTTGCAATTACTAATACATTGAAATCTTCTTTAAACAACATACACCAAAGTGCATACCCGGCAGATAATGTTGATATACCTAACTGTCTAGATTTAAGTATAACATTATAACGATTATCACGTAATTCAGTTAATGATGTTTCCTGAAATGGGTATAAATTAAATTTAATTTTACCTCGTTTAGGATGTTGTATATAACAATAATTACGCATAAAAAATACAGGATCAGCTGCACATTGTGTATACTGTTGTTGTATGATTTGTTTTATACTAGGAGTTGCCATGTTTTATTTTACCGTCTGTACTATTAATTTTGCAGTTAACATCGATGTAATTACACCTCCAGCAAAATAAATTATTTTATTATCATACCATTTAGGTGCAATTATTTTTTCGCGTTCAATGTATATATCTACATTTTTACGTAATGCATCAATTTGTATTTGTTGATAATTGATATGTACTGAATCTAATTTGATTAATTGTTTAAGATCTAAAACTAAATAGTCTAAATGTTTAATAGTTTGTTCTTGCAATACAACTACTTCATTTAACGAGTCCAATGTAAATGATATATCCAATATTTCTTGTTGAGTAAAACATGTATCTGGCGTAGATTTTGGTTTACTAACTTTTTGTGATAATGCAATTACCGGTATTAATAATAATAATGTTAATATCGTTTTCATTATTTTTCGCTTTTTGTTGCAGAATTTGTTTTATTATTTTTATTTGGTCTACGACCTCTACGTTTAGTTTTTTTAATAATATTTTCTTTTGCTTCAGTTACATCTGTAATTGGTTCTGGAGATACTTCTTTAATTTCTTGTTTTAAATCTTCAATTACTTTTTCTGTAGCTTTAACTTCAGCAACTACTTCTACTTTTTTTTCAACTACATCTTTAATTTTATTATCAACGTCATTTATTTTTTTATTATTGTCATTGATATCATTATCAGTTTTATTAAGATCACTTTGTTTTTTAACTTTCATTGACCATATGTATATTCCTAATGTTGCTAGAAATGCACTAATACCATAAACTATGTAATTTTTAATTTTATTTATCATTGTCTTCTCCATTTAATTTTTTTAAAAAGTTTTCTTTAAATTCATTGAATTGCTTTTGTATTTTTTCTTCAAATTCTTCAGGTGTCATTTTTGCCGACCACGTTTCTTTTGCCCCGTCTGTATTTGATACGAATTCAATTGCTTGAGTATATGTTTGTTTTAATAATTCAACATCTCGTTCTGCAGATGCTAACCATGACATGGCATTGTCATGCACGCGCTTACGTTCATATTCATCATATTTACCCTGCGTTTTCAATTCATGTTCCATTTCAATAACACAATCAAAACACATTCCATGAATCTTACGCATTTTATCATCTAATGGATGAATTTTAGATGATTGTTGTTGACATGTACACGTCTCTTTTCTACAATTTGGAAATGATCGTAATTCGTCTCGAACTGATTGCAATATCTCACTATTTTTGGTTTTCTTAATACGAAATCCATCTCGTTGTTCAATAACGTATGTAACGCCACTAACTGGATCAGTTTCTTCCCAAACATCACCAACTTCGTGTCGTTCATTACGTTTTGCAGTTGCATCAGCATCACTAAATCCAACTGTTTTTTTAGTTTGGAATTTATGGGTGCCGTCCAACATTTGTTGAATTGCTTTAATGTTTTGTAACTTTTTTGCCATATAACTTATTTTATTATTTATTTTGTTTCAGTATTGTTAGATGATTGTGCTATTTTTTTTATTGCAAATAAACGAAGCATTTTATAAAAAGAAGCTCTATCTTCAGGATCTGTTTCTTTCATTGCAGAATCTAATACTTTATTAATGAATTTAATTTTTCCTACACTACCTTCATCTCGTATTGCATCGGCAGCTGATGTTACAGATCTATTTTCAGTTTCTTCAGGAGTAAGCTCTGTCGGTGCTGCAGCTGCATCTGGTGCTGGTGCTTCTGGAGTAACCGGTGCTTCTGGAGTAACTGGTGCTTCTGGTGCTGCAGGTGCTTCAGGCGTAGCTGGAGTTTCCGGTGCTGGAGTTTCTGGAGTATCTGTTGCTGGTTCTTCTTCGGCAGGTTCTTCTGGTGTTGATTGTTCGATGATTACATTAACTTTTCTTCGAACATATTCTCTAACAAAACGTTCTTTTTGTTCACGCGTTAAATTTTCAATTTTATCTTTGATATTTTTTGCGTTATCTTTTTCATCTTTGTCTTGGCGTTTTTTCAATACTTTAGCAGCATGTTTTGGATCATACTCACCATCTTCTAAATCTTTATATAATCGATCATCCGCATTATATTTTACATACATATCTCCAGTATCTACAACTTCTTTATCTGTTTTACGTAAAACATTTTGTTGTTTTTCACCAGTAGATTTAGGATTCAATGCTCCTTTTTTATCATCTTCGGTATAATCTTTAAGATCTTTACGTGTTTTATATTTTGTATTTTCTGGTCTTTTGTATTTAGATTTATGTTTTTCTGCCATTATTTTACCTTATTTTATAATAAATATTAACGTGAATATTTTAATACTCCTAAAATTTGATTAACTGGAGCAAATGCACCTGTTAATTTATATGTATGCCCTCGATATATGAATACAATTCCTTCTGATGGTACAATTGCATCGAATCCTCCTAACCGTTGTATACGCCCTAATTCTACTTTTAACTTATCTAAAGTTTTTGGGTCGCTAGCTTGCTGAAATTCTCTAATTAATTGTGCTAATTCGGTTTTAATTTCTTGTACTGCTTTACTAGGATTAACTGCTAAAAAATTTGATGCATTTTGTAATACAACAGCTCCTAACCTTAAAAATATAGATTCAAACGGTTCCATATTTTGTTTGTAATATTTTTTATAGTCGCCTTTATCAAATTCTAATACCCAAGCTAAAAATTCAGGACTTGATATCATTTTTTTCAATGCAGTTAACGATGTGCTTTTATCTGCAAATGCCCAACGGTATACTAGTATATTTAATAAATTATCATCTAGTTCAACGTTCATTTCTTGAGCTTTGGATCGTATAATATCCGCCCACCATGCTTTATGATATTCTGTTACTAAGTCATTATCAGTTAAATTAAATGCATTTCGTAATTGATCTATTTCATTTATAAATGCAGCCTGTTGATCTTCATAATCAGCAACTCTACCTAATTTAATTTGTTGTGGAGGTATTATTTTAAATGTTTTTTGCATATGTGCATTTGCTTCGGAAATAACACGTTGCATTAATTCTCCACCTGATGCATCTGTTTCTACTATATTACCAGATTCATCATACTCAACCAAATTATGGAATTGTAACACTGCAGTTTCATATGAAATAACATTCTTAGTTGCTGGATAAATTATTTCCATATTTGCAAATACTCGTCCATTTTTAAAAATAGAATTTAATTTGTCTGGTGCTATACGATTAAATGCTTCTGTTAAATCTTCACCTGCATTGCCAAATGCTTCTGATATAGGCCCGCGATTATCAAATTTCGCTTGTAACTCTGATGTCGTCATTGGATTAACTACTGTTCCTTTATTACGAGCAAATCCGATTTGTCCGTTTTTCCAAGTTACTTGTATATTTTGTCCATCTGTTTTTTCAGTTACCGCTTCTTCAATATCCAATCTTCCAGATAATGCTCTAGATACAATTTCCTTCATATCGCCAAATGTTAATCCATGATTATCATATGGATGGCTCATATGACCTCCAGCGCCGCCTTCTGTTAATAGATGACCTGATTTAGATGTAGATTCGATTCGGTATATAACTTGCGATTTATCACTATTAATCCATGGACGTTTTTGTTTTTTAATTGTCTTAGGAATTAAATCAATCATTTTAGTTCTATGATTAAACTGCAATAAAAATGGCATATGAATTGGAACATCGAATTGATAATCTGATTCTATAGCTCCTGGTTTATTTTGTTGTAGTTGTTGTGCTATTTGATCTCCATATTCATCTGATAAATCTCTGAATAAATCAATTAATTCATCCATATAAATCGGAGATTCATTTCTAGGGTCATTTAAACGATCTATAAAATGAGTACTACTACCTTGGAAATTGATATTAATTCCATATTTTTTAAAAAACGCATCAATTGTATTTTCAATTTGAGCTAATTCCTGTCTGGTAATATAATTTTCTTTTAATATAGATTCCATGATTTTTGCACCAAATATTGTTTTTTCAAAATCTTCAAAATCATATACAAAATCTTTACCCGTATTACTATCTAAGAATTTTCTTAATTTTTGTATTTTAGAATCATGTTGTTTTTTGTTTTTTTCACCCATTGCCCCTTCAAACATCATTTTCCACCATTCTATAGAATATAATGAAGCTTCATGCAATCCGGTTAATATTGTCCAAATTTGATTAACTTTATCAATTGGAGTGTCAGGATATCCTGATTTGAATGATTCGAAGTCTTTATTAGCAATTGCAGCTCTTAAAGTAGTAGCTGAAATAGGATCTCCAGAATTAAATGTTACTGGTTCATTTAAACTATTACCCGGATCTCCGATGTTACTCAATTCTTCAGCATCAATTCCTGTAGGAATTTTTCTTCCTTTTTTATCACCGTCCAATTGATATTTTTGAACAGTACTACCAAAATTCATAGTACGAACATAATCATCACCTTTTGTTGATGCAGCTAACGCAAATTTACCTGTTGCGTCTTCTGGCAATGCAAATAAATATTCATATGCTGCCATAATAGGCGATGGATACGGAGTTGGTTGCATTTCAATTTTTGGATTATCATTTAATATACCAAAAATTTGCATGCTATTATTACGAGTAATACCATCTCGTTCTTTTTCTCCGATTAACATGATAACTCGCTCTACTTGTGGTAAATTGGCATATCGTTGTGCTAATGCCATATGAGCTCCGGTTAATGGTTTAAATCCTCCCGGAAATAATACTGTAATTTTATCCATTATGTATTTGTATCTTTTTTTATATAAATATGATTGAAATTATTAGTTATGCTATTTTTAAAAATCCAGATGCATCCTTATATACAATGCCAGATCCAGCTGCAGGTACTGTAGTCGTAACATTCTTTAATACAAGGCCTCCGGCAAATTGTACTCGGCCGCTATCATAACTTGATAGTGCAACAATACGCCAAGCAAATTTACTTTGAGCTAATACAACCTGTGCACCGGCTTGTACTTTAATTGCATTAATATATGTGCCGCCACCGCCTGTTAAAATATGTGTACCAACCATTGGATGTATCATATCATCTCCATCAACTGCAATTGTAGAATCTGAATTTAATGCACTTGCACCAGTTCCGCCATATCCTTGAGTAGCTCCAGTACCACCCCCCGTAAGACTACCGGATGATACTGCTAAATATATATCATTAGTTCCTGCCTCTATTACTACTATAGCTCCTACTTGTTGAAATTGTGAACTAGGATTATAAAATGATGCATCATGTATATTAATATTACCAATTGGATATGTATTATCCGGATATGACCCCGCAGAAACTCGTATGAATAATGATGGTCCGGAGCCTCCTATTCCGGCAACGCGACTACCTGTTAAATTTAGTGCACAATATGTTTTGGTATCATAGCCGGTATATGTTGTTTGATTATTATAACTACCATCAATATCGATATTTCGATATGCAAACAAATCTGCTTGGTTTACTCCTCGAAACGTTCCTTCAGTTGCAAGTAATTCACCAGCTGTTGATACAGAAAATTTACTAGATGAAATTTCTATTAATCCATTACTACCAGAAATAAATTGTGATGCGGTATCTCCTAATATAAATGATTTTGCTCGAATTTGCATATTACCATTACTACCAGAAATAAATTGTGATGCAGTATCTCCTAATATAAATGATTTTGCACGCATTTGTAAATTACCATTACTACCACTAATAAACTGAGATGCGGTATCTCCAAGTAAAAATGATTTTGCTTGAAATTGCATATTACCGTTAGAACCACTTATAAACGATGTTGCAGGATTACCAAAAAAGAATTTATCTGTTCGTACATCTATTTCAGAATCAGTTGTTGAATATCGAAAATAACTCGATGTAGTTGCATATAATTCTAACCCTACTCCACTATATTGATTCCCGCCTTTTGTTCCTAATGACCCGCTTAATGCAGAACCAGACCACAATAAAAATCCAGGAAACCCAGCTTCGAAACCTTGATATCCTAATGATCTAACAAATCCGGTATTTTTATATCCGCTAATTGCTACTCCAGTTTCTAATGTATCAGCTACATATAATGACCCGGTTAGCATGGAATAGTTTCCATCGATATATCGATTACCACCTTCCCAAGATTTATTATAAATGTAACTAATTTGTTTACTCTTAACGCCAGCAACATTATAATATTCAGTTTTAAATGATATTTGATTATTTGCTTTATGTGCTGTCGGTACTAATGTTTTTAATCTAGTATAATTAGGTGTATACCCTGGGTCATTATCCGATGTCGTTCGTATATCAGAAACTCGCCAATCTCCATTTTCTACAACTAATAATAATACTCCGGTACCATCGTCGTCTGTAGAGAAATTTATAACTATATCATCGAATCTTTGATTATTGCCAGTTACTTCTAATTCGCCAACACGCTTTCCTAAAATTTTAGGTAATTCTCGATTAAAATAATCAGTACTATCAAATGCAAATGCACTACCAGATAAATACAATGACAATCTAGGATTATCTGTATTTGTTCTTGTACCTAATGCATCTAAAATAATTTTATAATCAGAATTTTTTACAAATGTGCCCGGGTATGCCGATTTGATTTGTACTACCGTTACCGTGTTTTTTTCTGATATATCAATTGAATTTTGTATTCGCATTGCGTTGTTTAATGATGCGGTACTCCATGTTAAAGTAGGAGCCGAAGTTTCATTAAATCCTTGATATGTATGTCCTTCCCAATAAGTGTCGATGATACTCTGTGATGTAAAAAATCCGACACTAGTATCCGGATATAACGATGTTGCTGATGTTACAAATATTTCTGTTTCTTGCAATTCAACATCATTAATTAATTCCCATGTACCAACCGTACCTTTATTATTCATAAACATTTTAATTCTAGAAATATCGCCAGTTGCTGGTTGTAATCCTTTTATTTCTACTAATGCATATGATTCTGAATTTTGTGTTTCAACATATATCGGAGCAGCTTCATATGACAATTGATATGATGATGCATCAAATGATTTATAAATATGTGTTGTTAAACTAGCACTCGTATATACCATATATTCAGTATCTAACAATGCTAATGTTGGACTTAATATCTTTTTTATCGTAGATTGATACTTAAGTGAGTCAGGTGTATATACCGGTGCAGGTGTAGCGTTAATTGGAGTTGTAACTGTTAATATACCTGTTGACATATCTTCGGTAAACTTGCTACCTGATAATTCGATAGCTGGTTGGCCGTTATACGAAAAATATTTTATAGTTCCAATACTATGTGTTGGAAATTGTATCGATCCGGAATATATACGATCTAAATGCGGACCAATCTGTTCTTGAATAGTTACAGTTGGTATTTTTTCAAAAATAATTTCGGAATCATTTGAAACAGTTGGATTAATTGGAATAGTTCTAGACCATCTAACATTTGGTTGCCCTCGCCATTCGGTTGGTACATTTTGTGCTTCTGCTAACAATGTTATTGTACAATCACCGGGAGATGTATCTTCATAAATATAAATTGCAATAACTCTTGATTTATCTTCATCCAAGTAATTTACAACTTCATAATAAATAGGATCTCCATTATAATCTAATACCTCGATATCCAAGTAACCGCCAATACGCAAATTACTTGGATGTCCACGAAGTTTAAATAAATTTTTACCAGATGTTAACCGATTAGGAAATTCTGATATTTGGAAATATTCTGGCGAAGTTAATGATTTATCTTCGAGCCAAACGGGCTTTATTTGTAACCCACGATAAATAGCTTTTCTACGCTTCATTGATTATATACACTCTTTATAATAAATATCAGGAGTGATAAATCTGGCTGAATCCGTTTATTTTATTTACTTCAATTAAATTATCAACCATATCTCGCATTGTATCTACGTGTGATATGATTATAGAAAAGTCAAATTTATTTCTAAAGTAATCAAACAAGTTAACTACTGCAGAAATATGTTCAGCATCTAAACTACCCCAACCTTCATCAATTGCAATAAAGTTAGGACGAGGTAATGCTGATACATTAATAAGTGCTATACGTATTGCTAATGAAGATAAGAATCTTTCCATACCTGATGTTAATTCTAATGGCCAAAAATTATCTTCATCATAAATAATATACCCGTTAATATTTTTACCATCACTTTGTAGTACCATATTAAAATCGACTACTTGATTCAATACATTGTTAATTTCAGCTTCAATTTTAGGAATAGCTTTTGAAATTAAATCATATGGAATTCCATCTCGTTTAACAGATTCTAAATAATATTCATATGCTTTATATTCAGTTTCTAATTTTTTATATTTGTCTAATTGAGCAATTGCATTTGATTTAGTAGTTTTTGCAACTTCAATTTTACCGTGTTTAGAACGAATTGATTCTGTAACTGTTTTTATTTCTGTAGTTATATTTTCGATATCCGTTTTTAACGTATCAATTTCAGAATCGATAACAGTATTTTTAGTGATAGCCCATTCATTTTGTTTAAATGATTCTTGTCGCTCTAAACATGTTTCTAATTCCGACTCTCGAGTTTGTAATTCATTTTCTAAAATCTGTAACTGTAATTCATTGCGATCTAATAAATTTTTATATGTATCTAACTGTTGTTGTAATTTATTTAATTGATCTTGTTTAGTTATAAACTCTTCTAAATCATCTAATTTTTGTTGTACCGTATTAATATTAGTTTCAATATTATTTAATATTTGTTTATCTGCTTCAATTGTATTCTTGGCTTCAATTGCATTTTGTACGAAAACGTTAGATGTACAGAATTGGCAGTTCGGATCATATTCATGTTCGGAAAGGTGATTAATTTTTTCTTGTTTTGCATTTACAACTCCTCGTTGTTTTTTTAATGATTGTGTATATTCATTAATTTCAGTTTGTAATTTACTATATTCTTTAACTTTATCATTTATCAAAATAATATCATATTCGGCTAATGATGTTTCTTTATCATCAACATTTTGAACTAAATCATCGATTGTAGTTTCTAAAGTTTCGATATCGGTTTGTAATGTTTCTATTTTTGTAGTTAATGTTTTTTCTTGTTTTTTTAATAAATCTATATTAGGCCCATCATATGTGGTTGGTAATTTAGATTCAATTAACTTCAGAATTTCTTGTTGGTTTTTGTTTCTAGATTCCTGTAAATCCGTTTCTTCGGTTTCTAAATCTATAATATCTTGTTGAAACTCAGTAATAGTTGTATGTGCTTCATTAATTATTAATGCAAAATCCGTTTTCTTATATTCTTTTAATTTACCAGCTGTTTCCTTTATATCTTCATTAGCTAATTGATATAATTGTTCAAAAACTGTAATATCTAAAAATTGCGATAATAAATCTTTTCTTTCGCGTTGTGATTTTTCAATAAAGTTATTATTGTCTGCTTGTAACGAAAATGCAGTTAAAATAAAATCATCATATGTACCTAAATATTTACGAATATTTTTATTTGTTTCACTACGTTCTTCTCCATTTAAATTTTCAGTATCAGTATAAAAATCAACATTTACTTTAACATGTCCATTTTTATTTTTTATGCCTTCTCTAATAATCGTATATGTAGTACCATTCAATTCAAAAGTAAATTTACCTCTAAATGAAGATTTTTTGTTGTTTAACACTTCATGTGCTTTACCTGTTTTACTACATTTATCAAAAATAGTATATGTAATCGCATCTAATAGCGAAGACTTACCTGACGTATTTGCCGCAAATAAACCACATACATCTTTAAGATTTGTAAAGTCAATTGTATTATTTTCACCATATGAAAACATGTTATCAAATTCAAATAATACAGGATGCCATGTCATATGCCTAACAGATTCAACTGCTGGTAATTTTGAATTTATTGTTCTGTTAATATGTCTAATTGCATCCATCTCTTCATTAGTTGCTTGAGGAAATGTAGTTGCAATATAATCAGATAACAATGTATTTTGATATTCAATATCTCGAACATTTCCGATACTAATTGAAGTAGAAGAATTAGTAGTTGTTCCTGTTGAACTTCTTTGTATCGTAATATCTTGTACATCATATCGATTGCGTAAATTAGCAATCAATTTTTTCATATCCGCAGCAGATGTATCTTTAAATTTAATTCTGATTCTAGGTTTATTTGGCATTCTAGTAGGAGCTGATACTATATTTGTATCTTCAACTTCTAATGTTACATAGCCATAATCATTATGAATTTCTACAAACTCAGCACTACTTGTTTTTAAGTCCCAAATTAATATTCCATGATCTAATGCTTCACCATGGTTTTGTTGTATTAATGATCCAGGGTATGCAATTGTTTTTTCATCATTTAAAAATTGAGCTGGTTTGTGAATATCCCCTAATAGTGTGATATTATGCCCTTCGAATAATTCTGTAGTTACATTTTCATTTGTAATTTGATATCCGATATCTGTTTTTGCAGTATTAACGGCTCCATGGTGTAACGCAATTTTATATGGGGCATCGAATGAATCAGCTCTAATATATTCTGCTGGCGCTACATCAACTGCCATATGATTAAATACAACACCGCCAACTTCGAATAATCCATTTTCTTTTATAAAAATAATATTTGGATTTTGTATTACATCTAATATCGGACTAATAGCATCTACTCGATGCATATTATTTAAGTTCATATCATGATTACCTAATATAACTACCGTAGGTATTGTAAATCCATTAAAGAATTCTACAAGCATTCGAACCAATTCTGGAGACATATCTAGTTTGCTATGAACGATATCACCGGTTAATACGGCAATAGTATTCGGAGTACTTAATTTTGCAATTTGATCATGCATATTTTTAAATACTTCGCGATATTCACGATGACGTTTTAATGTACGAATATGTATATCACTAACGTGAATAATTTTATCTAACTTATCAATATAAGTGTCTATATGTTTTATATCCATATCATAC